ATATTTATCTATCGTGGTTATCAGGTCGGAGATACCGAACCGGTGTCTTCTCGTTTCTGGCCCTTATTACCAATCGTATATTTGGCTTCTAAGCGATAAGTACCATCAACTTTTTCTTTATAGCTGACAACTTTAATCTTATTTAATGGACAATAACCATACTTATCTAATACTTCAGGATTAACAATAGTTAAAAGTCCCCACTGCTCTAAAAGTTTTGCTGTAGTTGATCTACGCTGCATATCCTCAAGAGTAATCGTAGTTTCCTTGCCATCTAAACCAAAAAGCTCTTTAAAATGGCAGATGCGATAAGAAGATAACGTTCCTCTACGAGTGTGTAGAATATGACAAGATTGATAAAGAACGTTTTGATGTCTAGAGAGAAGTCCGACTCTAGAAATTGTTTCCCGAATTTTTAGAAAATCATCTGGCTCTTTTAAAGAAACATAAATCGGTTCAACTTCTCCAAATGGAATGTAATTGCGATCAAGTGTACTCATAATTCAAAAATCCTAAATTTAAAAACAAACATAATGTATTTATGGAGTGCCACCTTTGAACAGTTGGCGTTTAATTGATTGTACTTGCTCCACATCAAGTACCTCAAGATATTCTTTTGCTTTTTCAGTGCTAATTTTAAAGTATTCTTTAACAGCCTCAATGTCCATGTCTTTACTTTTTTTGAGATATGGATTGAATCTTTTCTTTCTCGGAATAGCTGTCAATAAAAACTTATATTGCATATCCGCTGGCATTGTGTATCTCTTGTTCAATTCATTGACAAGCAACACACATCCTCTATCGGATCCCAAAATTTTATTGACAATATAGAAAGGATATTCTGAAATGTTATCAGAAAGATCTTCTTTGGAAAAAGTTATTGAATTAATCCAATCTTTAAGTTCTACAGCCATTCACACTCCATCATAATCTTACTAAAACATGCAAGAATGTTAATCTCGTTATCCATTACATTGCTATTCATATGATCATAAAGAATCAAAATAGCAGCAGGAATTGACTGTTTATCCATAACATCATCCAGACCATCGTAAACTTTACGAAAGATTGTATTTGGATCGTTTTCTAGATTCTCAACAACCCATTTACGCACATCTAAGAATTTACATTCTTTAAGATGTCGGAAAAGAGTAGTGGTGTTCATCTCAGACACTTGAGCTAAAAGATTGGTTCCGATGGATCCACTTTTTGAATTTTGCTCTAGTAGATGAATAGTTCTACGAAAATCAGGAAAATGCTTATTGATGAACTTGATAAGAATTTTATTGTCATCACAGGTAACGTTTTCTAGCTCAAGAATTTTAAGAATTCTAGTGTAGAACTCCGTCATCAATTTTGCTTTTTCACTAGCAGGAATCTTAAAAACAATAGGTGGACATCTAGATTGAATAGGTTCTTTAATTCCACTAAGATTATTACAAGTGAAAACAAACGTGCAATTTCGCTGAAACTCTTCAATACAACCTCTAAGTGCTAACTGTGCATCATTAGTCATATTATCACCTTCGTCAATAAGAAGAATCTTCTTACCCGGATTCAGTGATACGGTAGATGCATAATTTTTTACCTTATTACGAATGATATCAATCGTTCTTTCGTCTGAGCCATTAATAATCATCAGATCGCGTTCAAGCTCTTTAGCAAGAGCGATCATTGTTGAGGTTTTACCGATTCCTCTTTCTCCAGCAAGAATCATATTTGGAACTTGCTGTGAATTGCGAAAATCAATAAACTGTTTTTTGATTCCTTCTGGTAGAATACACTCTTCAATTGTGAGTGGAGTGTACTTTTGAACCCAAAGATATTGATAACTCATTTATCAATCCTCGTATGTTGATTCTGGTGATAATGGCAGAACGTATCTGATATTTCTACTGGTGTTTGTTGCCTCAAGAAAGAATGGTGATTTTGAGATAACGATGTCATAATCTCCGTTCATGAGACGAAAAACATCTAAGTAGGTCTTGAGTGAGAATGTATTTTCTGTTTCTCCTACAACACAACTATAGGAAGTTGAGGTTGGAACATCCTTATGATAGACTCTCAGATAGATTTCACCTTCTTCACCAAGAAATTCAACAATCCAGTGTGTGCGATCACTATCAAAAGTTGACATCTTTGCCATCTTATTGAATTGTGACTGTGGTAACTGAATACAAACGTCTCTGGATTTCAGTCTAACATCCTTATCCGGTGGAATAGAAGTGATAAATTCACTGGAAGAGAAATAATATTTAATCTCAGATCTACCTTCTTTGAGACGAACATAATCTTCGTTGGAGAAAATCAGTTCCGGTGTTCCCAAAATATTATAGGCAGCTAGAAAATTTTTGAGATCATAAATTCCGAATTCACGATCAAAAGTTTCTTCTACAATCGCCTCGGCGAAGATTCTTTTATCTTCGCTTTTTACTCTAATTTTATTTCCGGGATAGATGACAATAGAGTTATTGATTTCTCTATAACTGTTCAAAATGTCAAGTGTGTTTTTTGATAATTTCATAATGATAGATCAAGTTCTAATTGTTTGAGTGAGACTCTTCAATATATGAATCGGAGTGTTTGGATTTATTGATACTCCATAACGAACATCCCATTCTTCATCGGTTGCTAGTTGTTCAAGAATTTCTGGTGGTGTGTTTCGGTTTAGTGCTACACCACGACGAACATACCATTTATCATCGGTTGCTAGTAGTTCCAGAGTTTTTATTGGAGTGTTTGGATTTTGTGCCACACTCCAACGAACATAAGAATCCTCATCGGTCGCTAGTTGTTCAAGTGTTTTTGTTGAAGTATTTGGATTATGTGCTACACAACAACGAACCCAATAATTCTTATCGGTCGCTAGAATTTTTAGTACATTTGGTGGTGTGTTTGGATTTTTTGCTTGTTCAAATTTGTTCATAATTCTTAATAAGATTTAAATGATAAATCAAGTTCTAATTGTTTGGGTTTTAAGTTTTTCAATGCACTATTTCTAGTTTCACGATCACTATCTTTACTGAGAATCTTCAATATATGAATCGGAGTGTTTGGATTTTGTGTCACCCGATAACGAACATCCCAATACTCATCGGTCGCTAATTGCTCTAGTGCTTTTGGTGGTGTGTTTGGATTATATGCTACACATTCACGAACAAGATAATTCTCATCGGTCGCCAGTTGTTCTAGAACTTTTTGTGTTGTGTTTGGATTTAGTGCTACACATTCACGAACACTAGAATCCTTTTCGGTCGCTAGTTGTTCTAGAACTTTTTTTGGTATGTTTGGATTATATGCTACACGATAACGAACCCAATAATCCTCATCAGTCGCTAATTGTTCTAAGATTTCTGGTGTTGTGTTTGGATCTCTAGCTAATTTAACTTTGTCCATTATTTTCAATAAGATTTAGATGATTGATCAATAACATCGTATAATGCAAAACTTTAAAGAGATCAGCTCTCGGTGTTCCTTTTGCGTCGTAACGATCAATATACTTTGTTACATTCCCGGCACAAAAACCTTCTCTTCGGTTATATTTGATTTTATCAAGCGTTTGTTCTTGTCCACCATTAACTCTATCAACATAGTGTTGATTATACGTTCCTTTAAGATATTCTTCTAACTGACGAATAATCTTATCTTCATTGTATCTCCAAAAATGATTTTCACTCATTATAATAAAACTCCATAAAAATTGCCTAGATGCCCATTTTCAAGGCGCCTAGGCACTATAGCACGAGATCTCCGATTTGTCAAGTGCTTTTTATTTTATATTGACTTCAAGAATTCACATAATGAGATACAGCTTCTTCCATCCACTCTTCGCTCATATTGGACATAATCTGAAGAGCGGCTTCTTCATTATCAGCAAAACCTTCAGAGAGAAGATAATCTAGAACCAGATCGTAGGTGTCTAATTCTTCTCTAATGCCTCTTTTTTCTTTGTGTGTTTTTTGTCTTTTCTCTTGATCCGCAGCATGTAGCGAGCCCTTTGCTCTAATTCTATTGGGGGAAGTGGGATCCTTAGGTGAGACCCTAAAATATGCAGAAGAAGTATTTCTAGCTGCTAATTTTTCGGAATCGTTTAATTTAAATTCTCTTTCTGCTCTGTTCGCCTCGTCTAATTCTTCCTTCATATTACTAGCAACTCTGCGCATCTTAGCGGCTTGACGCTGATGTTGAGGTGTAGTTGCCTCATTTTCTTTGCGTCTAGCCATAGCGAGAGCTTTCTTTCTAGGAGACATCATCATCCTAGAAGAACCAGAACCATTTTCATAATCTCCGTTATCGGGATTCACTTTACCACCACAACCCTTAACTTCATCCAGAATACCATCAATAACATCGTCTTCTAGTTGTTCAATAACGAGTTCGGCTTCATCCGCGTCATCAACATATCCCTCAGAAACAAGATAATCTAAAACAAGTTGATAATCATCTTGCTCTTGAGGTGTGTAAACGGCCTGATATGCTTCAAACAAAGAATGAGATTGAGACATGGTTATTTTACAATTTAGTGTTTATTTGAACTATTTATTATGATTCTGATTTTACCGTAAAATTACCTCTTTTTTCTATGGTGATAACTTTATCAAAACGAT